AATAAAAATCTATATACCGGTACAGACGAAACCGATATTGAATTACCAGACGCAGAAGATAACAATGAAGTCAGTGGTGCTACTGCTTTTGCAGCAGGTTTAGCATCTGGTGTTATTAAAGTAGGTGAAGGTGTTGTATCATTAGGTGCAGAGTTAATTGATTTAGGTGTAGATACAGATACAGCAGCATCTGTTGAACAATTTTTTGATGACTTAAATCCTTTTGAAGAAATTGCAGAAGAAAGAGCTATTGGTAGATTAACAGAAGCTTTTGTTCAAATAGCTGTACCAGGTGGTGCAGGTGCAAAAGCAGCAACAATGGCAGCTAAAGCTTTAAAAGCAAAAAGAGCTGGTAAGTATGTAAACTTTAAAGGTAAGAATCTTAAAAAAGGCACAGCTAAAGCAAAACAATTAAATGATTTATCAGGCACACAAAGATTTGCAGCAGTGGTTGCAGGTGGTGCAGCCGGAGAAACATTAGTAGCCGATGTAGAAAAAATAGGAACGTTTGGAGATTTATTTGAAGCGGGCCCAACAGAATTAGATAGAGAGATATCGGAAGATCCTTCAGAAGATGCATCAAGAAAACTAGCAAACAGATTAAGATTTGGTGCTGAGTCTACATTACTTACACCATTTGTTTATGGTGTTGGAGCTGGTGCTAAAGCATTAGCTAAGAAGGGAAAAGAACTAGCTTATAGTAGTTCTAAAATAGAAAGAGGATTAGATAAATTAGCAAGTGCATTTAGATTTAGAGGAACTAAACCTGCAGAAATTGCATCTGCAAAACAAACTCAAAATGCTAGACAAATGAGAGATACTAATTTTTCTGAAGAACAAGTTTCTATAATAGATAGAGAAGTAGATAAAATATTTCCAGAGTTTAGAAAATTTTTTAATGCATCTGCTGTATCAGAAAGAAAAGAATTTTTAAAAACATTAGACAACACTTTGTTTGAAGGAGATTTAACTGCTCCAATAGATTCTAATTTAAGAAATCAAGTTACAAAAATAATTACAAAAAGAATGGGTGCAGAAAAAGGAAACCCTGTAGCTAAAACTATATTATCAACTTTAGAAAAAACAAGAAAAGAATTTAATGATCTATTAGAAATAACTGCTGCTGGTCCAGGGGGTAAAGTAGATTTACCTACAGGTGTTACTAGAGATTTAAGAAAAATAATGGGTAACAGAGTTAAAAATTATATTGGTAATACATTTGAAATATTTGAAGATGCAGAAGCAGGTTTCTTTTCTAAATATAAACCAACTAAAGATTCTATAAATAATGCAAAAGCTTTGTTTATGAGATATGCAGCTAAAAATAAAAATCCAATTACTGAGTTAGAAGCAGAAGGTATGGTAAATGATATTATTAAACAAGTTAGAAAGATGGACCCACGTAAAGATACACTTCCTACTTTTGCATATCAAAACTTATCTAAAGCAGCTGATGATGCAATAGGTTTAAAAACATTTGCTCAAACTTTACAAAAAGATTTACCTGGAGGTAAAAAAGAATTACTAGTTTTAGGTAAAGGGTCAAAAGTATTTAGAGAATTGTTTGGTGAGATTGAAGATGCAAGACACTCAATCTTTGAAGGTATGAATAGACTATCTACTATTGCTAGAAAGAATCAATTGTTTGATGAAATATTAGATGTAGATGATGCAATGAAAGCTGCAGCAAAATCAGATACACCTTTAGGTCAAAGAGGATTTTTTCATGGTAGTCCGTTAATTGCAAAAAGAGCTTTTGGACCCAATGCAGACATTGTTCCTATGGATAAATATGTTGAACAATATTTTAAAGATGGTGTACTAATTAATAGATTGGCTAACACTTATACTACAAGAGAGATAGCTGAAGGTTTTACTAACGTAAGTAATATTCAAAACTGGATGAGAGGTGAGGCTGAAGGTCAAGGAGCTGTAGGTAAAACTTTTTCTTGGG